ATTTTGTTAATAGAAAGAGAATAGTAAGAGATATTCTTAAAATTACTGCCTTCGTTATTAACTAGTGAAGCAAAACGAACATTGGCACCCCACACGCTATTCCATGGTATTCTACCCGGAATGCCTGCGTTTTCCCAATCTTCTACAATCCAGTTAAACGTCGCTCCAGAGTCATTGATGTCATCAACAATAAGAATGTTTCTTGGCTCAATAACTTCTTCGTGACTAAAACTGGAAATGTTTATACCAACAGCATCTGTCGCCATCTGCATATTTGTTTCTGGATTACCGCCATCTCTTAATCTAACATCTATAGTAAACATCATTGTTTTAAGATAATGGCTTAACATTGTAGCAGGAGTTAATCCTCCTCTTGTAATGCCTACAATGTAGTCTGGACGCCAACTGCTGTCGTAAATCTGTTGAACAATATCTAAAACTTGTGACTTAATGTCTTGAGTGTTTAGATGAATCATCTTCATATATTTAACTCTCCTTGCTAACGTGGAGCAAATTCTTGCTGGAGTTTAATATTGTCAAAGAACTCTTTTCTAGTAGTAGAATCTTCTTTAAAGGATCCACGTAAAACTGTAGTCTGCGTTAAACTAGAGTGCGCCATAATGCCTCTGTTTTCACAGCATCCATGTGTTGCTTGTATATAAACACCTACGTCGTTAGATCCTGTTGCTTTAATGATTTCTTGTGCAATGTCGTTAGCAAGTTCTTCTTGTAGTGTTCCGCGTCTAGCACACCATTGCGCGATACGTGTATATTTAGATAAGCCAATAAGTGTATCTGCCGCAATAATACCAATATAAGCAACACCTGTTACTGGCTGAAAGTGATGCGAGCAAACACTTTTTAGTTCGCTTCTTACAACAAGCATACCATCGTATCCATCATCTACATGGTTGGGAAATGCTGTTGCGTTAGGCATTTTGTCAAAACGTCCGCTCATGAGTTCATTTACATACATCTTTGCTAAACGTCTTGGTGTGTCTTGGGAGTTAGGATCGTTATGCCTATCAATAAGCAGAGAATCTAATACGTCTTCGAACTTCTCTGTAAGTTCTAAAATAAGTAAATCTTTTTCTCCTTTCTCGATATATTGAGAAATATTATCGCCTGCCCAGAAGCGTCCTCTATCTTCTAGTATTCTATTTCTAATTGTTTTACTAATGCTCATACTTTCTCCAGGTATTGTAATATTATAAAGGTTATTTAGGCAAATGTCAATGGTTTATTAATATTTAGACCCTACCGGCCCACCACCCTTTTGGAATAGGAGCAGTTTTTTTTATTTTCTTATTTTGTTTGCCGTCGGTAATCCACATAGTATTAAATTGAGAGTTGCCTTCTCCCTTCTGCTTTTCACTCATTATTTGTTTTGTTTTTTCACTATGTTTTTTACCATACATAGGATTCTTTTCACCTGATTGATTTAGCAACCCATTACGTCTCATTTCAGCCTGCGCCTTGATGCCCGCATCACTAAACCTTTTAAAAAACCCATTCCTATATTTTACCTCTAATCCCTTCTCGCTCATTTCTTTATAATGATTAGGATTTGAAAACTTTGTAGTATTCCCGCCTGTTCCGCCTGGTGCTATGTTTAGCGTGTCCGCTCTATTACACCACTCTTCATCCACATATTTTTCTTCAAGTTTGCTAAGTTCTTCTGAATTCTTTGCTGAATCATTAAGTATTTCATATGTATGATTTTCTTTACCGTGCTTTTTTAAAGACTTTATAAGTAACTTTCCTGAACCAGGATATTCTTCGGGGCCAGTGCCTAAAGGCATCTCTCCTTCGTGTTTCCCTCTATACTTCTTGTTAGTTACATGGCATGTTGCTTCATAAATAACACCTTTAAATGGCTTAGACTCTTGTGTTTCCATCTTATACTCCTATTTTAATATTTAGATTCAGCAACATGGTCTCTGTATCTATTTCCATCACGTCGCCATTGTTCTCCTTTACCTTCCATAATATCACATATACGATCAATAGTGCCATCCGTCCAGTCTGATATTCTTCCCATGTTAACACTTGGCATTCTTAGAGCAGTATCAATCTTTTCAATAGCATCGTGTTTGCTCCATGGCACATATAAACGACGATAATCATTAGCAAAAGTTTCTGGAAAACTACGATAAGCAGGATACACAACATTACAGCCTAACGCATCTGCTTCACTTACTGTATTGCTAACCCAATCTTGTAGAGCGCAATTAAATAGTACCTTGCTGTCATTGACAATGCTGTAATACTCATCCTTCTGTAGATTGGTATAAATTTTTAAAAGTCCTTTTTCTTGTAGGTCTAACGCACGATCTAGATACTTTTGGTTATTACTACGCAAGGGCCCTCCGCTTAATACAGCAAACTCAACATCGCCAATAGCATCTACAAACTGGTTTTGTTGTTTCATATGGCCGGTCATCGCTTCAACTATATCCATAAAGAAGTCAGGTTGCTTCTCTTGATCAAATCTTGCCGCAAATACAACACGATTAGATCTGTCACTCCACTTCTTTACCTTATTTCCTACTCTTTCAAGAACTTCACTCTTGCCAAAACTTAGTCCTGATATGTTGTATATAGGAGCAGTCCAGTTAGCAATACGCATATGGGCAACCATTTCTTCATTGGTAGCCAATACTGTAGCAAACTCATTAACCATTTGCTCATACAAACTCATCCACTTAGACATACCCCATACATGTACGAAGTCATCAGGATCCACCGCCTGGGCAAGACAACGGACATATACTTTGGGGCGTTGGTTTTCAGGAATCTGGTTCATTATATACGGAAGTGATTCTATACCAGGTTGAAACATATCCTCAAAGAAGATAGCATCCTCTCCTGTTACAGTTCCATTACGCATCATCTGGACTAAGTTCATCAATTGGCTCATACCAAAGTAACTGCGTCCATGTGCGTCTAACACTTGTCCTACAGAGATTGACTTTGTGTTGTCAATAGTTTCACCTGGCACAACTATATAGTCTATGCCTCTGCGTTTAAATACACGCTCACTCCATTCTTGTAACTGTAGTGTGTATCTTCCTTCGTAGGGTTCAAGTCCCATGTATATTAACTTACGCATTATATTCCTCTTTTAAAAATAAGTAGATGGGCGTTACTGAAAGAACCATGCTATTAGCACAGCAAACAACGCCGTTGTTGGTATTACCTCTAAACAGTAACTCCATCTATGTCCATTGCCGCAAGACCTTCCGTATACCAGTCAGGTGCAGGTCTCGCTTTGTTCCAGGCGGCAAATCTAGATTTTTCGCCTAAGTAAAACTTTCTATATGCTTCTACAACATTATCGCCTTGATATTGTTCGGGCATACACTGTGGTAAGGGTGTAAGTGGTCCGTCTGGAATATTGTCCGGAGGAGACTCTAATATGTCAAATAACTCCCAGCCCTTGTGCATCTTATTATACCTATACAAATATTCAAGTAACATTTCGTGCCACAAGTT